ATCACTTTTACAGATTTATAAATAAACTTTCCAATTAGAAATACTGAACGATATTAATGTCCAACTACTTTTAATCTAATATTTGTTAAATTGTAGATAAACAATACATAATGCTGAGCTATTACCTAGATAATACCAATTCCTTTACGATTAGAACAGAAAATACTTCTTCTAATCAATTTACAATGTCTTTACAAGATATGATAACACAAACTAATACCACAGCAAGTTTAGTTAGTTCATCATTTACTTCGTATGAAAACTTATTAGCATTTACTGCAAGTATAAGTGGGGCATATACAGGACAAGAATTTAGAGTTAGAGTATTAAACTCAGGTAGTATTGAACCAATATGGAATGGCTCTTTACAAGTATATCAATCACAATCAGTTGATAAGGCAGTATATAAAACACAAAACGACCAGTATATCTCAAATGAGACTACTAATGAATATATTATAATGAACTAATATGAAGCAAACAACAAAATTTAGTATAGTAAATAATCCACAGAACAATATGTTACCTGTGATAATTGAGGATACAAAAACTCGTCATCCATATGTACCATTTGGTGTTTATGGTAATGATGATTTCTTTTCAGCAGTAACCGCAGCATATAATGTTAGTACAACTAATGCAGCGTGTGTAGAAGGATTATCAGATTTAATATTTGGTAAAGGAATTTATTCTAAGAATGAAATATTTAATGAAACCCTACAAAAGATATTACCGCAAGAAGAAACAAAGAGAGTAGCATTTGATTTAAAATTATTTGGTAACGCAGCATTTCAAATCTATTGGAACGCAGACCATACTAAAATTGTAAAACTATTTCATATTCCTATTCAGAATTTAAGAGCAGAGAAACTATATGGTGAACCTAAAATACAAAATTATTTTTATTGTACAGATTGGGTTGACCATAGAGCAGTAAAAAATAAAAAGAAGATACCTGCATTCGGAACATCTAAAGATAAATTTGAAATACTTTATATTAAGAATTATCAGCCAGGTTTATATTATTATTCACTACCTGATTGGGTATCAGCATTACAATTTAGTTTAAGTGAAGGTGAAATATCTAACTTACATTATCAGAATATTACAAATGGTTTCTTACCGGCAGTAATGTTAAACTTTAATAGTGGAGTTCCAGCACCTGAAGAAAGACAAACGATAGAAGATTTAGTGCATGCTAAATTTACGGGTACAGATAACGCAGGTAGATTTATGTTATCTTTCAACGATGACCCGGCAAACAAACCGACAATCGATACAATTGATATTCCAAACTTACATGAGAAACATCAGTATGTTGCAGAATATGTGCAAGATAGAATCTTAGTAGCACATAGAGTAACATCACCCCTCCTATTTGGTATCCGTACACAGAACAATGGTTTCAGTTCTCAATCAGAAGAAATGAAAACAGCATTCAGTATTTTACAAACAATGACGATAGCTCCTTTCCAAAACATTATTCTAAATTCATTAGATTATGTGTTAAATAGTGGAGGGTATAGTGATACTGAATTATACTTTGAACAATTAACTCCATTAGTAATTCTATCACAGCAAGCAGAAGAGCAAGGTAAAACAGTAGAGCAGGTTGAAGATGAAACAAATGATTCAATGGAAAATCCAGCAACAACAGAAGATAGTGTAGAACAAACAATAGAGGATAGTGGAGATGTAAAATTAGAAGAAATAGAGAAGTTTGTTAAACCAACTTTCTTTAAACAAGAATACGAAATATTAAAAAAATAATTATGGCTTACGCATTATTCATAAGTAGAAATGATATCATAAAGAACTCACCATTGCAAGGAGCAATTGATGCAGATGCTTTGTTACCATTTATCAGAACAGCACAAGATAAATACTTAAAGAACTTATTAGGAACTGTCCTATTTGATTTCTTACAAACAAGAATTACTGCAAATACAGTTAGTAGTTTATCAGTATATTATCAAGACCTTTTAGATGATTATATTAAGAATGCATTAATTTGGTATGGGTGTGTAGAATACATTCCATTTAGTTCAATTCAGTTTAAATCTAATGGTAGTGTTAAACAACAAAGTGAGCAAGGTATAGCACCTTCTAAGAGTGAAATAGATTACCTATTAGCAAAGGCATTAAATAACGCAGATTATTACGCATTAAGATTACAAAACTATTTGATATCTTATTCAAATGAGATACCTCAATACTTAGAATCAGTTGGTAACCAAACACAAATATATCCTGACCAAACTAATCAATACTTTGGTGGGATTCAATTATAATTAATATGAGTTTACAAATTGTACATAATACAGGCGTTAACTACACTTTATACTATAACATTCTAAATTATTTTAAAACAATAATGAAGAATCATCCTGGTGTAGGTGTGGCTACTTATGGTGATATTGCAGATTTTGATACAAAAGAATTTCCAGCTTATCCTGTTGCAAACTTACAGATAACTGATACTTCGTTTGGATTAAGTACAACTAACTATACTATACAATTATTAGTAGCAGATAAAATTAAAAATAAAAATAATGAATCATCAGGTTCTCTTAATCAACAATCAATAGATTATTTTAGTGGAGTAGATGATACAATTGATATACACAATAATACATTAGGTATTATTAACGATTTAGCATCATATACACAGAGAGGTATATCAGGATTTGATATAGATGGTGATATAACTTGTTTACCTTTCGCAGATAGGTTTAACAATGGGTTGGCAGGATGGTCTGCAACCTTTAATATAATTACTCATAATAATAAAGATAGATGTTTATTTGATTTGTTAGGAGTAGAAGAACCAATACCATTTGTTCCTGGTACTTTAATTTGGAGCACAACATCAACCACATTCGGTGAAACAAATGTTAAATGGATAGAAGCATAAATAAAATTAAAATAAAATAATATGGGAAGTTTAAGTAATTTATATATTTCACAGAGTTTTCAATCTCTAATAAAATTAGCGAGTGATACTGGCGCAAGTGGAACATCTACACAATTGCAAGATGGTTTAGGAACAAACATTGGCGTATATGTAAATACCAATGGAGAAGTTAGTGCATCTTCTTTTAGCGGTAGTGTAACTGGTATCGGTAATGTAAGTGCATTTAGTTCATCAGTTAATAGTAGAATATTAGCTGCAGAGAATACAGGATTTGTAACTACTGCATCATTTAATTCATATACACAATCAACAAATACATTTACTGCGAGTATATCAACATCAGTAGGTTTATTACAAACGTTTAGCGGTAGTGAATATAAGAGTGATAGTTCAAGTTTTGATAGTAGATTAGATGCAATAGATGTAAGTGGATATGTTTCAACCGGTTCTTTTAACGCATACACTGCATCACAAGATTTTAAGAATACTACATTTGCAACTACATCATCAGTAAATAGTTTAAGTGCAAGTATATTCTCAACAGATGCAACACAGAGTTCTTTAATCAATGGTAAGTTAGATACTTCATCATTTACTACATTCTCTACATCAGTAGATAGTAGATTAGATTTATTAGAATTATCTGGCAGTGGATTTGCAACAACAGCAAGTGTTAACGCATTATCAGCATCTATATTTCAAACAGATGCAACTCAAAGTTCTCAAATAAATGGTAAGTTAGATACTTCATCATTTAATGCATATACTGCATCAGTAACCGAAAGTGTAGTAACTGCGGTAGTAACAAATAATGGTTCTAATTATTATATAATAGATGGTGTAAATCAACCTAAATTATCTTTCGTACCTGGTCCAAAATATAGATTTCACTTATCAGGTATTGCCGGTAATCATCCATTTAAGTTTTCAACAACAGAGAATGGTCCAACCGAATACACAACAGGTGTAACGAGTGGCTCAAACTTTATACAAATAGAAGTAGGATACAATACAACTACACCTTTATATTATTATTGCACAAACCATAATGGGATGGGTAATCAAATAAATGTATTAGAAATTGCAAGCTTAGCAACAACCGCAAGTCTTAACACATTATCTTCAAGTATATATCAAACAGATAGTACACAAAGTAATAACATAGCGAGTAATAGTTCATCAATAGGATTATTACAAACGTTTAGTGGGTCTCAATATAAAAATGATAGTTCATCATTTGATAGTAGAATATTAGCAATCACTGGAAGTACAATAAACACCGGAAGTTTCGCAACAACGGGTAGTAATACTTTTGTTGGTAATCAAACAATAACGGGTGATATTACTGCAAGTGGAAACATAAGTTCTTCAACAATTAGTGGTATAGGTAATGTAACCCTATTTAGTTCTTCAGTAGATAGTAGATTATTAGCAGCGGGTGGCCAATCACAAATACAAGACGAAGGAACGATATTAGGAAATGTAACTTCATTTAATTTTAATGGAGCGGGTGTAACTGCAACAGTAAGTAGTGGAACAGCATCAGTAACAA